CGCAAGGCAAGAAACTGCGTGCCATGATGCAGAGTTTCAAAGTCAACAATTCAAACCAATGGGACACTTGGATTGACCGTGAGTTTGTGAGTCTTGATGACACAGTCAAGAACAATCCTTGGGATTTGGCATCATAATGCGTGACAGCATGATACATCAGGCTCAGCAAGAACGCATGGCCCGTGATACCAAGATTCTGCAAAAGGTCAATGCTGCCAACAGAGAAGCCTTTACCCAAAGGTTTCCAGGTCAAATACAACATTGTATGCGATTGGTAGCAGAAAGATTGCAGGCTGTGTTGACCAACAAGCCTGCTGATCTAGCCAATCCAGAAACTTGGACTGCCACAGCACAGGAGATCCAAGACCTTACTCAGGCTTTAGATAACTTGGCCAAATTGAATCATGCTTATCCAATCAAGGACGACAATGCATAATTTAACACACTCAGAAGACCACAGTCTAGACATTGAACACACCTGGTATAAAGATCAATGCTTTTTTAAAATCATTCGCAATTCTGATGATTTAGGTGTGCATTCATTTGAATTTGCTTTGGCTGATGAAGACATTGAAGATCTCAGAGAATATCTAAAGTTTGTTCTAAGAAAGCCATAACATGCTAGGCACTGAGACCCTTATGGCTCGTGCCTTGCTCCATGTATTGGATCAGCACAAGGTAGCCCCAAATACCTATCAACGATGGCCCAGCAATCTACAAAACCAAATGCAAGATTTGGTCATTGCTACGGCTGATGACATGCAGTTCAACAGTCTCAAGTATTTTAGACCTTTTGATCATCAACGTGAATTCTTTCGCACAGGTTCAGCAGAACGCCGTGGTATTCTTGCTGCCAACCGTGTAGGCAAGACCACATCAACCTGTTATGAAACTGCCATGCATCTCACAGGTTTGTATCCAGACTGGTGGGATGGTTATAGATTTACTGGTGCTATCACTTGTATGGTAGCAGGTGAAGGTTGGAGCCAGGTTGCACTGGTTCTACAAAATGAATTATTAGGCACACAAGATGTTAAAATTACAGAACACCTGGGCACTGGTGCAATACCTCGTGATTGTATTGTCGTTGACACTATGCGGAATGATGGGGCTAATTGTATTGGTGTTGAAATACGCCATAGAAGTGGTGCTAACAGTTATTTGTTATTTGCCAATTACACACAGGAAGTCAGACAATTACAAGGTTTCAAACTTAATTTGGCTGTGTTTGACGAACAGCCACCAGATGATTTCTTCAGTGAAATTGTTACCAGAACGGCTACTACGCAAGGTAAAGTCCTGTGTAGTTTCACGCCATTGAAAGGCTTGAATGGTCTAGTATCAAAGTTCTGGAACAGAGAACCAGGCTATGAATATATTAGAGTAAGTTGGGATGATGTGCCTGAGTATGATCCTTGGAATCAGCCTTTCTTGCTTATGGAAACACGACGACAATTAGAACGAGATTATTTGCCGCATGAACGAGAGGCTCGTATTGCAGGTAAGCCTGTTATGGGCAAAGGTGCTGTGTTTCAAATTGCCAATTGGCCCACTTACAAAACAGGTGACTATGATTTCCTACGCATGACCAATATACAAAGGGTCATTGCTTTAGACTTGGGTTTGGTCAATGACAAAACTGTTATAAGTCTAATGTATTGGGATCCTTATGAAAAGACTGCTTGGTTACACAAACAAATTGTGGTGCAAGGTATCGAAGAGGCTGTGCCCACTCAGTATATCAATCATTTACTTCGTCCTGAAGTGTTTGGCACTCCTATTGTGCTACCTGCTGATGCAAGCACTCCTGGCAGATACACCATGAGTGCCAACAGTATTAGAGAACTGTTTGAAAGTTATGAACTCAATGTGTATCACAAACCCATAATGAATCCACCTGACTCAGAAGGACGCATAACTAATCACAAGAGTTATGGTATTAACCAAATGCGTCAGATGTTGGAAGTAGGATCATTAATGGTCAATGAGAACTGCACACAGTTTCTCAGTGATGCACAAAACTATTACGTTGATCAGCAGGGCAGATTTAGTGATCCAGATGATACCATTGATTCATGTCGTTATGCCTTGTTGGCCTGTTTGCAGGGCCTGGCAGAACCCTGGGATAATAGAACCCCAGCAGAACGCATGCGAGCACAAAGGGACAGATATGTCAGAAGAGATGATGGAAACAAACCTGCCTGGAAAAAGTCATATGACCCAGCACAATAACCTGAGCCTAGCCACCAACTTGATCATAGTTGGTGAAGGCGCCGCACCAATATTGCTGTGCCCTAGGCATGCAGAAGCCTTGACTACCATGCTAAACACAGCAGATGTGCCTTTTGCCTGCTATGGATTAGATGCCAAGCCTGATGAAGTCCCAGCAGATTCAGCACTTGATCCAGAACTTCACATGTGTCAAGCCTGTAACTTGACGCATGAGTTAGCCCAGCCCAGGATCATCTTACCTGACTAAATAAATGATCTAACAAAGGATCCTATAGATGCTTGACATCAAGAACATACCCGTAGACAATATCAATAAAAACAACAAAACTCTTGCTCGTTTTGTTCGTATGAAAAACCAAATGGATGTCAAGATGGCATCTTATCTGCGTTATTTGGGCACCAAAAATGCAGTAAACCGTGCCAGTGACTATCACTATCTGTGCTTGGCTGTTACAGATTCCACAGCACCAGTCAACGGCATTGACTACATCCATCCCAGTGTAAAACCTGTAGTTGACTACGCAACTGCTGTTATTACCAAAGGACTCACACCCAGTGGCGAAGTCAATTTTGAATTTGTAGCAGATGGGGCTGAAGATGAAACTGCGGCTCGTCAGGCCACTGACATGGTTTCCAAAGTCATCAACCAAATGAATGACCCACACTTTATCATGGAACGATGGGTTATGGATGCATGTATGCACAAAAATGGCATGATGATGATCAAGCCTATCCGTGAGCCTATTGTGCGTTACATTGAAACAGATGGCACCGCAGATGAACTACAGGCCTTTGAATTACAAGCACAAACAGCAGGTCTAACTGTGTTGCGTCAAAGTCGTAGAAAGTATGATGTCAATATTCCTGCTGTGATGGCAGAAGTTACACAACTGTTGGGCGAACAGCAAGCAGGCCAAGCAGAATTAATGATTACCAATTTCATTGATGGCCTGCAGAACTTGCCAGAAGATGGTGCTGATCCTGCCATTGATGCTGCCATGGCCGCAGGTGAAAATACCATTGCTGAACAAGAAACCATTATTCGTGATGCCATTGCTAGACACACTACCTACAGAGCCAAATACAAACTAACTGGCTACAACATCAACATCAAGTTTCATCCCATCGCACAGCACTATTGGATCTGTGATCCCACTGTGCCCAACATGGCTGATCAACCTTTCTGTGGTTACTATGATCCAATGACAATCCAAGAAGTCACAGAACTATATCCAGGCATCAACTTAGAAGAATTTGAACGTTATGCTGAATACAACATGAATGGTGCTTACCAAGCAGGTTCAGTGCTGAACAACTTGGCCATCCATGCCAGAGATTCAGTGCCTGTGATGGGTATTCCTGTTTCCAGTGCCAGTTCTGCAGATCCTCACAGCCGCATTGTGTCAGTTGTGACAGTATGGAACAAGTATGACATTGACGGTGATGGTGAACTAGAACTGGTTGAATTGATCTATTCAGGTTCATACATTATCAGTGCCAGAGAAGTAGAATTCATTCCTGTGGCCAACATGTGCCCCAAACCCTTGCCTGGCAACTTCTATGGTATGAGTGTTGCTGAATCAGTGATTCCCATGCAAGAATACAACACTTCAGCCGCCCGTGCTGAGATCCAATTGGGCTTGCTGACTGCTACTCCCAGGATTGGTGTCAAGCCAGATCGTGTTGACTTTGAAATGATGCAGGACGGTGAGTCAGCAATCTTTATCTTGGATTCAAAATTTGACCCCAGCAAAGATGTGTATCCAATGCCACCTCCTTCAGGTAACCTACAGTTTCTGGAAGTTGCTATGAATCGTATTCAACAAGATACCATGGCCATGGTTGGTATGACCACTCCACAAGATGTATTCAACCCTGAAGTTATGGCACCAGGCAACTCAGGCATCAAACTACAGATGGCTCTAAGCCCTAACCAAATCATTCAAGACAACACAGTTCGCAATAGTGCAGAAGGTGTCAAAGAAGCCTTGCATTTGGTATGGCGAACATTGATCCAGTATGGTGATGATTATGGTGTCAAGAAATTGGCACAAACCACACACCCAGATCGTCAGCCAGAATTCTTAGACTTTTTGGCCTTTGATGACATGAACTTCTGTGATCGCAAGCAGATTCATCTTGAATTGGCCATTGGTATGATGAGTGATGAAAACGCATTGGCTCGCCAGCAGATCATTCAGAAATGCCAAAATGATCTTTATGCCAGTGTGCAAGGGCTCATGCAATCAGGCACACTCACACCTGAAATGTATAAGAAGATCAAGAAGCCATTTGCTGACACACTTTACATCTTAGGCATCAAAGATGCCAACACCTACTTGCCTACAGATGATGAAGTTATGAAACTCATTGAACAAGGTCAGCAAGCACAGCAAGGCAAAGAGCCAAGCCCACAAGACAAGAAAGACCTATCAGTGGCAGAACTTAATGCTGTAAAAGCACAGCAGATCCAAGCAGAAATTGCTGGCACAGATCCAGAAACAGAACTTAACTACATGAGTATTGCACTGGGCAAAACACAAGATTACGGCCACTGATAATTTAAAAAGGAAATGCAATGATTGATCAAGAAGTAGTGGACGCCTACAACAGGCGTCTAACAGTAGACCTGTCCAACATCAAAGAGTTGACACCCAGTCAACGAGATGCAGTAAAAAACTATGGAAGCATGGCTGAAGCACTGGTAAAAAATCGTGACTTGGCCATGTTTATTCACCACTATAGATTTGAAGTCAATGATGCTTTGGTCAGCATCACACAACATACAGCAGAAGCCAATGCAGAACGCATTGCACTGGCCAATCAACTGGCAGGTGTAGATGCATTTGTCAACAGTTTAAAACGAGCAGTCTACAAGAAAAATAGATTGGTCACCGCAGAACAAGCCCAAAATACGGGCACATGAGATTTAGAGAGACTAAATAAACACACGCCAGGTAACCGTAAAAGGCCCAGGAAAGGACAATATGACAACCACAACGATCACGCCTAACACCACTGAAGGTGCGGCCACTGAATCAACCGCAGTTCCTAGTTTGGACACAATTGCACAAAAGATGACCGCCATGCGAGAGCAGACCGTGCGTAACCAACTTCGTGCTACTGAACAAACTGCAACAGGTCAAGATGAGGAGGCAAACTCGTCAGGCCCTGTAGCACCCAACGATAATGTTGATGCTGAAGTTGCTGACACCAGTGACACTGATATTGTAGAAGGCAGTCAAGAAGCAGAGGCCCAGGAAACTGTAAGCACTGACGGAGATGATTCCTCAGCAGAAGAACTCATTGATTTCATTGAGTTCGCAGACACTAACCCAAATGCCAAATTCAAGTTTATGAAGAATGGCAAAGAAGTGGTGATTGATGCTAAGAAAGCCGCCGCAATATTAGGACAAGGTTCTGCAATACACGAAGAAGCCCGTCAATTAAAAATTGAAAAGGCTGAGTTTGATGAGTATGTAGGTGAACATCGTGCCCGTCAAGAAGGTTTGACATTAGCCATGGAATTCACTGTGCAACCCAAGTTGCAAAAGGCCTATGATGAGATTGTGAGAACACAAAATTTTCAGACAACCTTTCAACAGCAGTTAGCACAAACGCAGGATCCTGCTCAAAGAGCAAGAATCCAGGCCAGTATGCAACAGAATGAACAATATATTCGCCAGCAACAAGGAGTAATCCAACAGTTGCAACCAGCAGTAGAACAGTTCCGTCAGTTGCGTAGTCAGCAAGTATCACAGGTTCTAGCACACAATCGCAAGAACTTCCAGGACAAAGAGTTGAAGAATGAATATGTCTACAACGAAGTCCGTGACAAACTTGCCAAAGTATGGTCCAGTGCAAAAAGTGAAATTGTTCCAGGCGTGCCCAACATTGATTTGATCAGCAGTGATGAACAATTACTGAGCCTGGTGCGTGATGGCCTGCGTTATCGCAGTAAACCCACAACCAAGAGTGCAGGATCCAGCATCGCACAACTCACAAACCGCAAAGGTTCAACCACAAGTCGTGGCTCAGGTGACGACTTAGGCAAACTTCGTGAACAAGCCAAAGCAGGCGATAAAAAAGCCGCAGACAACCTACTGGTTCAACGACTACAGAGTATTCGTGGCAGTAGGGGTGCAAGATAACATTTATTAAAGGAACAATAAAA